TCAGTCTTCGGTTTTCAAGGTGCCAACACGCCGCCGCACATCGTTGACGGCGTAGATGGCATCCACCACTTGGCAATCTCCAGCCAGACGGTCGAGGTCATCCGACACCTTCCTGATGGCGTCCCAGAGGGCATAGAAGGCGTCCGTCGCCATGTCGGCTCGCGCTCTGTCAGCCGGCGCCACATCCAGCTCCAGATAGGTATTCTCGAAAGCAAACATGATGGCTTCCACCTTTGCGATGTCGAAAATTGCCTCGTTCAGATTTCTGTTCATTTTCTTTACTCCTTCGTGATGTATTGGCACTCGTACACCGGGGTAAAGACTTCATTCATAGCGGCACTGTCGGCTGCTCTCATGGGTGGGGAGTTGTTACGGGCCCTGTGCGAGCGTCGAGAGCAACGTCCGTGCCTCTTTTTGCTTTCCGCTTCTGTATTTACTTTGCCGCTTGAGCCGTCACGAATCGGCCCAGCATTTCTCGCGCGTCCTCCACCCTGCCGGCGGCGCAGACGTCGAAGATGTATGCGCAGTCCTTGGCTGACATGATATGCTCTGGCAGCGTGTCGTCGCGTATCGTGTCGAGGAACAGCTCCTCGCGTTCATGGAGCGTCAGGCCCGTCTCCCAGACTACGCGGCACACCTGCTTTGCGAGGTGATCCTCAATGACCGGCTCTGCGTACACGCCGCTCGTGGCGAAGTAGAACGTCAACATTCCCAACTTCAGGGCGTCGGTATATCTCTTCTCGCCCTCAAGGATCTCGGCCATCTCCGTCAGCCATTCGACAGCCTGCGCGATCTGGCCGGTGCGGATGCAGTCGTTGTATTGCCGTGCGGCGGCCTCATAGCCGCCGTGCTCGCCTGTTGTCATAGTCATTCCCTCCGTTATCAAAGAGGCCGATAGCGTTCGCAAAGCCTCTGTATTTGTGATTATACCACCAGAAAATGTGATTGTGAAGTCAGGACACCGTCAGGAATCGCCTGAAACCGTCAGTAACGTGTCTGTTTCATTTCCGTGGGTGTGTGGGTGGGCATCTGCAAAATCGCCGTACGCGGCCTCTACGCCGTTTTTACGCAGGCCGTCTATGATGGCCTCTTCCGATGGAAAGAAACGGAGAGCTGCCGACTCGTTTCCGTTGATACGCACCGACAGCTCTCCAGTATCAGGCCACGAAAACCGCAGCTCACTTTTCATCGGGGTCGTCCATCGCACTGTCCTCCCCGTCGGGGAACATCTGGCTTCCGATGCGATTGTACTCCTCGAAAATCTTGTCGAACGCCTCCTGCCAGACCTCGTCGTGGTCGTGCTCAACGCCGACCGCCACATGGGCGAGTTCGTGCGCCAGGACTTCGACTGCGTCCGCAACCTCAAGGCTCGGCTTGACAAAGACGGCAACAGAGCCATCATCGGCAAAGTCGGTCAGGCCATACACAGGCTTGCCGTCCTCTTCGTCGCGGATCTGCGGCTCCCAGTAGATCTCGCACTCCTTGTCGGGGTACAGCTTCTTGAACGCTCCCCAGACCATAGCGAACATATCGTTCTGGAACGGCGCGATCAGCCGGTCTTTCATATCCAGCGGAGATAGCCGCGTCTCCTCGTACATCCGCAGGCGCTCTCTGGTCTCCGCGAAGGCCCACGCCATCGTGTAGAGCAGGGCGACCACGCCCTCAATCGTTTCGATGCCGTCGAACAGCCACTCAGAAGTCGCGCACGAAAGCTCCAAATCGTCTTTGAGGCGTACATTCTCCAAGGTTTCGGGGCTGTACTTCTGCAGAATATCCCGCGTCACGTTGCTCAGGGTCGCATCATGGAAATCAGGTGCCGGCCCGTAGCCGCGGACGTAAACCTCCTCGTCCTTGACGAATACCAAGTTCAGCGCCGCCTCCACATTATCCTGCGGGTCGTCGGTCACGATGGGCACATACTTCTTCATTTCTCTTCCTCCTTCTCCTGCTCCCAGCGCAGGAACTCAACACTTCCGATGACCCACTTCAGGGTCTTCCCGCCGTACATTTTCTGCAACTGCTCAAGCACATTTTCGGGGACGCTGAAGCTATCGCAAACGCAGACCGCCGGCACCTCGCCACGACTGTTGCGCACCAGCACCAGATCATCCTTCTTCAAGTCTCTCTCCTCGGGTACTCCGAAAAGGTAGTGCTGCGCATCGTTCAGGTGATGCACGATGACGATTTTCATTTGAAATCACCTCCTTCGTCGCGGATCAAGCCCTGCATACGGGCCGCAGACAGCAGCTCTCCGAGCACCGCCTGCATCTTCCGAGGCCGCTCCTCTTCGCTGGCACGGTTTGCCTCCGCAGCCCGCCACGCCAGTTGGCTCAGCACCCCTCTCAGGTGGATCATTCGGTCGTGGTCTTCCTTGGCAGAGGCCGCCATTCGCAAAGCCTCCGCCATGTCCTCGTTGTTCCGTCTGGCCGTGTCGTAACGGGTAATGCCCGTCTCCTGATAGTTCTGGAACGCCGTGTCAGCCTTGTGCTGATACCGCTCTGCCAGCTCCATCAATTTCTTTTTGTCCATGTCTTGCTCCTTTCTACACCGCCACCATGTCCAACAGGGCGGCCATTGTCGTGATGGTGTCGCCCACTTTGGCGACGTATTCGGGGAAGTTGGCCCTTGCAACAGCCGCAGCCATCGGCGGGCAAACGGCGTTGCCACAGCGGGCGACCTGTTCGTTCTTCGGGTACGGGTTGCCCATATAATCGCGGTCGATGATGTAATCGGGTGGGAACCCCATCGCATTGTAAAGCTCTCTCGGGGAGAGCATCCGCAGGCCGATGTCTGCGATGAAGTAGAGCGTCCCGCCGATGCTCAGAAGCAGCAGGTCGTCATCGGCCAGCTTATAACCGCAGTAGCGGTTCAGCAGTTCGCGGATCAGCGGCCAGCGATACAGATTCTCGTCCGGGCCAGCCTTGCAAAGCAGCGTGTCGCAGAGGGCGAAGGTTCCTCCGCCGCAAGCCTTTTTCTGGCCCGCGCCTGCCGTTACGGTCTGCATCGGTTCTGCAGGGCTGCTTCCCAAGTTGTCTCCCTTGAACTTCGCCACATGGGCCGCGCACACCGCATTGTGGTCGATGGCCGTCACCGTCGGAAGCGGCTCTTCCATCTTCTCGCCGACCACACCGCTGTAATACTTCACCAGATTTGCGCAGGTCAGGCCGTAGCGGTTCGAGGCATCCACGGTGGGAATCGGAGCGCCGAGGCCAGAGGCTCGGACGTTTTCTGTCTGCTCGGTATGGTACTGAATGAGCGATGGCGCCACGATACCGCCCGTATGCTTGGCGGTAATGGTTTTGTATGGGCCACGCACATCAGCGACGTGGCCGCCTCCTGCGTGATTACATTCGGCCAGATATGGGGTTACAAGCATCTGGTTCCCTGCTGTCGTCACGGTATGTACCGGATCACCGGCAGGCGCTCCGACGCTGTTGCTGGTGTTCGTCGCCGTGAACGGTGCCAGCACCGGCTTGCAGAGGTTGTGCTTGCCGCTCCCGACCACCGTAGGCAGCGGTTCCTCGATGTCGTGTACCCGTGGGGCCTGTCCCTTTCGTTCTCCATAGCCGGTCGGGACGATATACGGCTGGCCGCTCTTGATGGTGAATTTATCCACGCCGCGGATGATTCGCCGCATGGTGTTGTCCGCCAAAGGCCGCACCGCCTTCAAATTGTACCGCTCCTTGATTTCCTCCTTGGTGTCGAAGATGGACGGGCAAGGCAGGCTCCAGTCGATGATCTCCGCCGCGCTGCGCCACGGTTTCAGCCTGCCGCTCTTCACGGCTTCGCTGTCCCGCGGAGCGTGGGTCGGTTCGGGCCACACAATGGGCTTTCCGTCGCAGCGGGCAATCAGAACGAACCGCTTGCGGCTGGTCGGTGCGCCGTAGTCAGCCGCCACCAGCTCACGCCATTCGACCTCATAGCCGAGATCTCGAAGCTGGCCGATGAACTTCCTGAACGTCGTGCCTGCCAGCTTCTTTACAGGCTTGCCCTTTCTGACCGGCCCCCATGTCTGGAACTCTTCAACATTTTCGAGGAAAATCACTCGCGGCCGCACCAGAGCGGCCCATCTCAGGGTGATCCACGCAAGACCACGGATTTTCTTATCAACGAGAGCCGCGCCCTTGGCCTTGCTGAAATGCTTGCAGTCGGGCGAGAACCACGCACCGCCCACGGGACGCCCACGGCATACGTCACGCGGATCTACATCCCAGACGGACGCCTGATAATGCTCCGTGTACGGGTGGTTCGTCTTGTGCATCAGGATCGCCGCAGGGTCGTGGTTGATAGCCGCTGCCACCGTAATGCCGAGGCCAACCTCCATGCCTGTCGATGCGCCACCGCCGCCCGCAAAGCTGTCAACGAAGATCTCGTCGTCGATGCCGATTTGTGCGCAATTTCTCATATCTTCCACTCCCCCTCGTGCGGCTGAAGGAACCAGAAGGTCGCCGAGAGCTGCAGGTCGTTGTTCTCTTCTTCCCGCCTCTCATAAACGACAGCATCATGTTCCATCACATATTCCGCGATGTTGTGCGCAGTCTCCACTCGGAGCATCTTCTCCATTTCAGCCTCGTGCGTTCTGGCAAAGGCAGGCACGATCTTCACCGTCCTGACCGTCTGGATGTCGTAATGGAGAACCTGCACGACAGGTGCAGGAAACATCGCCTCTGCGCGTGTCAGGCCGCCGAGCGCATGGATAATTTTTGCCTTCAGCCTGTCAAACCATTTCATGTGTGGCCTCCTTCATCAGCTTCCCGTTCTGAACTCGGTATGCTTTGTCGTCCCAATACTCAGTCGCGCCGACCTTGCGGGTGTCGTCCCCGTAAAACTTCTTCCACGACGGCAAGCTGTCGTTTACGGCGTCGAAATGCAGGCCCCATCTGGCGCAGGCTTCGAGCGCGTTCTCAAGCAGTTCTCCCTCTCGGCACGTCCAGAGAATGAGGCCCGCACCGGCGATTTGCTCTGCCGCCGCTGCGACGATAATCTCCCAGTTCGGAGCGCCGATGTCCGGGTATGCGTTTGCACAAAGGCAGCCGTCAAAGTCAATGGCTATTGCCTTCGGCAATGTCTGCGCATACTGCTTCCGACGCTCTGCATCGTCTGCCCGCATCTGCTCCAGCACCTCCTTTGCCAGTTTCGTCGTGCATCTTCTGCCCTCTCTTAATTTCTCCAGCGGGCATTCCCTGCAGTTCAGTTCAGCGCAGCACCTCAGCGTCTTCACGATAGCCCCTCGTCTCATGCCAGCGCCTCCTCTCTGCCGATCTGCTGGAACTTGTAGACGAAGACCCACGGGTTCGCATACCATCCCAACTCGTCGAGTTGGTCTGCAGAGATGGTGCTGTTCCAGAGATCCCGAAAATCCATGCGCATCGCTCTGTACGGCTGGTTCCGGTCAATGCCTTCAGCCTTCAACCCGCCGCCGTTGATGTCTCCGAGCCTCTCCACGGAAACGTCCACGATTTTCAGGAATATCCTCGCCGCCTCTTTTGGCATGAAAATCGAGGGGTTCCACTTGGAGTCGGTACTCCACTTAGCGATAAACTGGTCAAACGCCTCTCTGGATTCCGAGTCGGAGCATCCGCCGGGGAACTGGATTTTCCCGAGCGGGCCACCTGCCCGGAACTCGATTTTTGCATCCGCCTCAAAGCGGTGCGCAGACTGGACGCGCCACGTCTCTCTAATGTAGAGTACGTCGTTGAACCAGAACTTCGGCTTCACGGTTTCCGCCCAGTCGCAGAAGATGCCGCCGGCACCGTTGTTCCCGCACATCAGGTCGAACGTCCGGTTCTCCTCGTCGCAGTCGAGGACGAACCGTGCGCCTTCAGGCTGTGGGAGAACTACGCGCCGTGTCTCGGTCTTTTCGCCGGCCATAATTTTCTGCACCATCTCTGTGTTGAACAGGATCGGTTTCAGTTTCGCCACTTGCTATCCCTCCTTCTTGTAAAACGGGTCATCCTTGCCGAGCACGGGGTAATCTACCTGCCCGCCTTTTTTGATGACGACCCGATATTTTTTGTTGATCCCTCGCCGCGCCCGATTTGCCAAAGCGTAGAAGCTGTCAAGGCTGGCGCATCCGAGGGCTTTTCGACACTCAGCCGCGTTGCCTCTGGTCAGCAGCTCGCCGCTGTATCGGTCGTAGATTTCGTAGTAATTCATCGCTCCACCTTCTCAATGCCGTCCATCGGCACCAGCCGCTTCTTGTTTTCAGCGTAGTAGACGATGGCAAACGGTTTCGGATTGATTGAGCTGCATTGGAAGCCGCTTCTTCCATACGGAGGTTCGTTCCATTCGCAGAACAATTCCGTGCAGAGCCATGTCACGCCGACGAAGACTCCGGTGAACAAAGCCGTTTTCGTGACGAACTTCTCGCAGGACTCGTAATCTTCGATCTCCTCGCCCTCCGTCGCGTCTTTCCTCCACAGTAGCGCCTTTCCCGCGTCGCCGTTGTCGATCTCGAAGCGATTACCGCTTGGCCTGATGTACGCGCTGCATGATACTCGATCTCCGAGCCGCAGCTTCGGCATTTCAGTCGTACTCGTAGTCACCCAGCTTCACCTCCATTTTGCAGTCGGGGCATTCGACGTAGCCCCAGTCATCACCCCAGCACTCAGGGACATCGAGTTCTCGCCACGGAACCGTGACTTCTCTGCCACAGTGCGGGCAAGTAAATGTGACCGATACCGGCTTCACGTCGATGTGGAAGCCTACTGCTTTGCTCATGGCCGCGCCTCCTTTCTTTGCGGTATTTTGAATTAGCCAAGCGGCAACCAGAGGGTAGAGCAAGGCTCTACATCCTCTGGAGCATCACGCAATGATGAAAGTATTGCCGCCCTCGGCTGGAATCGCTCTATTCGGGTCTTACAGCGGCTTTCTGATCTTGACGATGCGGGTAACAACATCTGTGCCGCTTTCGCGGAACGCCCCCGGCTCCAGCTTGATCGTCTGAGCGTACACGCTGTCGAGGAAGTCTCTGAACTCTACGGACTTCTTATCGCTGCGGAAGAATGTGCTCTCGCACATGATGGCAACCAGAACGCCGCCGGCATCCAGCAGATCGTAGGCGTGACGCACATGGTCGATGTCCTGATGGCGCGTAAAGGGCGGGTTCATCACGACGCGGTTGATAGTGCCGATTTCCTTCTTCGTCACGTCCAGAAAATCGCGGTAGTTCACGCCATAGGGCTTCTCGGACAGATACCGCTTCATGTCGGTGTTCAGCTCGATACAGCACATACCGGCGGGCAAATGCTCCCAAATGACATCCGCCAGTTGGCCGTTGCCGCAGGACGGCTCCAGTACCTCGGATGCGCTGTCGATCTCGGCCATCTCGCACATTCGCTCGGCGACGGCGCGAGGCGTCGGGAAGAACTGATACTCTCGCTTCAGGTCTTTCACTTCCTGCGTGAGCAGGACGTTCTCCAGCATCTCCGCCACATCGTCATCCTCGGCGAAGACGTGGGCTTTTGCCTTTCGGTTCCACTTGCCGCCCATGTTCTCCAGAACCTTGTTGACCTCCGTGTAAGTCTTGCGGTCAAGCTGAACACTCGGCAGGTAAAGCAGGTTGCCGTCCGCTCTGCACTCGCCCAGCACATTCAGCACATTCTCAGGAATTTTCGCCATTTGTTTCGTCCTCCTTATTTTCCACCGGCCGTGCTCCAATGAACTCCTCGGCCAGTTGTTGATACTCTTCTGGCGTGATATATCCACGTCGCTTCTGCTGCTTCCAGTAGGCCATGATCTCGTCGTACCGAGTCTTCAGCGAAGCGTATCGGCCATAGGCACCGTTCAGCTCGTGGCAGACCCGCTCCAGCTCAATTCGCTTCTCTGCGAAATTCTCGGCCAGTTCCAAGCTCGGCGCCCGCCCAAGCCTCGCAGACCCACAGGCGCAACACATCTTCGGGGATATGCCCTGCACGGCAAAGGCAGCTCCGCAGTCAAGGCATATCCACTTTTGCTGCCGTCCTCTTGCCATTCAGGCTACCTCCTATCACACAGGTTTTTTCCACCGGCATCCGCGGCAGGCTCCTTCGTGTTCCTGCTTGTACTTACCGCACATATAGCACAGTTCATTGACAGCCGTGCGGTACTCTTGCTCCAGCTTGCGGATCTCGGCCGGTTCGCGGTCGGTGTCTTCATAGTCGGCCAGCCGGTAGAACACAGCCTCGACCGTCGTGCTGGTCGGCTGCGACACCGTGCCGTCGCTGTTGCGTATCGTCAGGCGTTCCACCGTCACACCTCCTGATACCGGATGGGCCTCTCGCCGCGCTCGTCGAAGTCGAGGCAGGCTTTTTTCGACTGGCAACAGTAAAGCGGCGTCCCAGCTCGCGGGTAGTGTTTGTTCTTGCGAACCTCGCAGATGCCTGACGCCTTCATAGGCTCTCTGAGGAAGTGGTGACACTGGCCGCAACATTGGCCGAGGCTTTCGGGTCTGACTTTCAGGCGCCCCTCCTTCTCCGCTTTGAGCAGGTCGAGAACGTGCTGAAGGCTCATGCCGTCTCGGATCAGCTCGTCCTCAAACTTCCTGTACTCCGCGCAGGCTTCAGCCGGGATGTTCGCATCCTCGTACATTCTCAACACTCCGAGCGCCTTTTCAACCGTTTTGATCTCCTCGGGCTCGAAGCAAAAGTCCTGCTCATTGATGATGTCTTGCAGTTTCTTCGCGTATTTCTCCATCTTTACGCCTCCATCTGTTCAATTTGAGCGCACAGTTCGTCCGTTACGTCATTGCCATAGCTGAGCTCTTCGTAACCACTGCCGCCACCATCGCTCAATTTCTCCACGTCTATCCCGTTCTGTTCCAACCAGATTCCCACTTCACGGTCAAGATCGCTTACCATTCTTGCGTGGAGCGCAATCCTGTGCATCTTCTCGCGGATATACTTCGGTACTTTCATTCCAGCTCTTCGCGCTCCTCTCAATCGCAGTCCACATACCACCATCCGGTGCATCTGTCTTCTTCGCCAGACCGTGCATCTTCTGCCGGGTCATAATACCCGGTATGGAAAACCACGTCTTCGCCCTGTGCAGCGTAGAGTTGGAAAAGCAGGTCGCACATGGCGTCCGCAATGGCTTCCGTCTTACACATCAGCTCGTCGCCGTTTCCCCAAACCTCGCCGTCTGAATAGTCCCGCATCCGACTCAGGAACAGCTCGAACCAGTCGATTTTTTCCTGCGCGTCAATGTGTTTGACAGGCGGATGGTCTGCCGCCCAGAAGTCAACTCCTTGGAAGTTATCAGCGTCGAGGATATACTCGCCATTTTTCCAGCAGCGTTCAACTTCTCGCAGGGCCGCCTCCTCGCTTTCTGCCTCCACCGCCACCTGTGTTTCAAGTGTCTCGCGGATGTTGATGCTGAACTCTTTCTTCTGCGGCTGATTCTGCCAACACTCAGGGCAGAGCACGTTGTCCGTTTCGGACAGCATCTTTCTGAAATCCTCTTCGCTGGTCAGATTGGAAATATCGCCTTTCGGGCCGCAACGGCAAAATCTATCCTGTGCTTCCAGTTCGAACACTGACGGCATAAATGGCATCGGGCGCTCGGTGTCTCGCAACGGAGGCAGTTCCATGCACCGCCATTTACCGCCTCCAGCCGGCACCTCCACTGTCACGCGCCCTTCCCTGTCGGCCTCGGCCAGCTCGCGCAGGCGGGTATAACCTCCGCCGATGCTGTTCAACGCATCCATCATTGCGCACCACTCGAACTTCATACTGAGGACTTCCTGCGGCGTCAGCTCCGTGTCCAAATATTCCCGCAGCAGCGGGCAGTGCGCCGCCGGGACCGCCGTGCAGAATCCGCCGACCGCGGTGCAATTCCCGTTATCTGTGTGCCGGTATTTGCATCTCAAGCAATTCACGTCTCCCAATGTTTTGCCTCCCTTCTCAGTAATCGAAACAGGCCATATAGAAGTGAATTTTCCCATCCTTGATTTCGTGGGTGCAGCACTTCCACAGGTCGTGGTAGAGGAACCACACGGTTCCCATCTCGTTCAGGTATTCCAGATTGAAGTCCTTCAGGTACTTTCTGAGGACGTCGTTCACACTCTCGCTGCCCTTCTGCAGTTCCAGAGGAACATTGAACCACGGAACCTCTGCGGTGATGGGGCCACGGGGCTTGCGCTTCTGGAAGTCAGCGCACAGATCATCAAACCTCGCCATCGTCCCCGCCTCCGCAATATTCGTTGTAGATGCGCTTCAGCTCTCGCGCAACGATGCCGTCCTCGATGTCCTCCAGCAGATCATCGAGATTCCACCGCGCCAACTCAAGCCGCTGCCTTACCTGCTCTTTGTTGGCGCGGCGGTATTCCGCTGGCAGGTCGGGGGCATTTTTGAGGATGCTCTGGCACAGTTCGATTTCGCCGCAAAGCTCTTCGAGCCGATGGGCCACCCGAGAAACCACGCAGTCGTCATGCACGAGCAGGGTCTTTCCTTTTCCAATCATTCCGTATTCTCCTTTCCTACGAAAATGCCGGCGTACACAGCGCCGTCAATCAGGTAATGGTAGAACTGGTGTCCCTCAGGAACCTCGTCTACCGCCAGCTTCGTCTTCCGCATCACCAGCGGATGGGTGCCGACCATGACAACATACTCGCCGTCTGGCACGAGCTGCTTCATCCACTCGCTCGGCTTTTCCGAGCTGTGCGTCGTGCGGTCGAACAGGCTGATAGCCGGCGTTCCCGTAATTGGCAGAGGCGCAAAGAGCGTCATCTGTTCCCACGCTCCACCGGCAATCATGCCGTTACTCATACTGCGCACGTCCCTTCTTGGCCTCGGCCATGATTTCCTCGATGTTGTTTCGGAGCAAGAAGCGGTAGTCCTGCATCCGCTCCTCCAAAATCTCGGCCGCTTCTCTGCGGACGGCCTCTGGCGTAATGTTCTCGCAGTTACAATGCACGGCCAGAATCAGATCCCTGAACGTGAACCCGTCGAGGATGTTATCGTCGGCGCTCACATCGTCGCCCAGCTTCCATCTCTTGCTTTCAGTCTCCATTTCAATTCCCTCCGAACACCGCCTCGATGGCTTCATACCAAGTCGTATTTTCGCCGACGTTGCAATCGGCCTTCTGGAAGAAGTAGCTCACGATCACAGGGAGTCTCTCCTTAGCCTCCTCGAAGGTGATGCCGTAGTCGGCCTCGAACTCTTTCTCGTATTCGGCCCGGTCTTCATCAGAAACGGCGTCCAGATCTTCGATACCGAACGCATACGAAGTCAACATACGCAGCGCATCCGCCTCGCGGTACTGCATCTCCTGATACCGATATGCCGCTTCGATTTCCTCCGGTGTCATCCGGTACGTTTTTCCGTCGTGCTCGAAGTCGATCAGCTCTCTGGTGTTCTCCATCGTAATCATTCTGCTTCCTCCTGAATTACCTTCTGAACCAGCTCATTCATGCAGTCGAAAAACCGCTGCGAGCAGGCAGCGCCCTTGGCCTTGTAATACTGCAGGCCGTCGCACCTGCCGTCTTTGATGGTGACGTTCGCCAGCTTGCTGCAGATCCATCCCTGCGTTCTCAGAGGAACGTCCACCTTGTACCGGCGCATAAGGAACAAAACAATCGACTCGTTGTGTCCGACATCCCCCACGCGGTAGTCGATGCGGTCGTTGTTCAGGCGGCCACCCTCTCGGATGATTTTGACGGCTGCCTCGAACTCCTGCTTTGCCTTCGCGTTTATCTCCTCAGCCTCTCGGCGCCGCTTCCCTGCCTCTTCTGCGGCCATTTTTTCTTTCTCTTTCTGGATGTGCTCCCGATGGGCCTCAGACAGCTTCACGCACTCGTCTAACTTGTTCAAGACGCAGGCTCCGACATAATCGGGATGTGTCAGGCCGCCGTTCTTCTCGCTCTGGAGATAGAACTTAACGTGGCTTGCAAGTTGCTTACTGATGCTGGCAACCCACCTCTCAGGCTGGCTCCCAAGGCGCGTAACGACTTCTTCCTCTCGCTTCATTGCCTCGGACACGCTGGCCGGCTGGTTCCACCCATCCCGTTCTCTCAGCTCATTGAAGAATGCGACCCGCCCCTCCTTGCTGCCGTACAGTTCGTTCACCGCGGGCAGGTAGCCGCAGTTGTCGATCATCTGGAACTCCGTCATGCGCAACGGAATCAGGTAACTGTTCACCTCAACGTGCAGTATATAGCGGTCATTGTCGCACCGCGGGTACTCTATCTCAGGCTTTCCGTCCTTGCGCCACAGCCGATAGGTCGTGGTTCCGTCAGCAACCTCCTTGATGAACACAGCTCGCATCCGACGGCCGGTGCGATTATACATACCGCCGTCGAACAGCGGCGTCATCAGCTTCACTTCAGGCATCTTTATCCCTCCCTAAAATTTGGATTGAAGGTGTCGCTGTACGCGGCCGTTTCGTTCCAGTCGTCGTATCGCACCTTCTCGGTTTGCTTCCCATGTCGGAACGTGATGTTCGGGCGGATGCGGTTCCCGTCTTCCCACCAGCCCTGACGCTCACGGCAAACCAGCCAACGGGCGAATGGTTCGTTGCAGAGTTTCCGCATGAGGTAGCCGCCGGTGTCGAGCCTGCGCCAGATTTCTGTGCGTTCGCTATCCATGTCACAAACGAACTCTACGTCGATGGTCTTCGGTGGATTTCTCTGCGGGTCGTTCTTGTATGCGTTCCATGACACCTTCGGGAACCATTCTTTGCAAACTTTGCTGTACTCCAGCGTCGAGTTCTCGGCGATATATTGCTTTCCGAGCAGGTCAATGTCCTCCTCTTTCATGTAGAGCCTTCCGACATTTCCGTCGGCGTCGGTGAACACGACCGCTTTTCGCCCCGTCAGAACAATGTCTGCATTCTCGTTATACGGAGCAGCTTCTTCGGGCGTGATGTCTCTGATTTCAATTTCCATTAAACAGTCTCCTCAAAATGAAAAGCCAGCCGCTTCGCGTAGCTCCTTTGCCGCCACCTCAAGCCCGTGTCGGAGCCGCTCGTTGTTTTCGATCTGCTCCATCGTAAAGCCGCAGGCTTCCACGGTTTCCTCGACCTCGCAGGTGTAGGTGTACTCGTGATTGCTCAACTCGCTCAGGAACATATCCTTGATGAACCCATCCCCGGTTTCGTCAGCGGAAATCGCTTCTTCCATCTCCCTGCGGTGTCCTCTGAGCGTATCAGCGATCATCTGGGCGTCGCTTGCGAGGCAGAACCCGCCGCCAAAGGTCTTGCAGAGTTTCCCGGTATCATTCCGCGTAAGACCCAACTCCTTCAGTTGCTGGTCGAACTGTTCGTCAGAAAACGCCCAGTACATCGGAAGCGCGTTGACCTCCTCCTGATGGCGTTTCTTCATTTCTGCGTATGCGTTCATCGTTCGATGGCCTCCTTTGCATTTTCGTTGGCCGTTATCGGCGTCGTATGGTGAAGCCGTGTCCGCTTCACCATGAACTTCTTCTTGCAGTAGAAACACGGAACCTTGTAGTTCCCGTTCCATCCTACCATGTTCGCTCTCCCGCAATGCGGGCAATCAATGATGCCAAGCACCGGCTTGTTCGCCATAGCTCGTTCCCTCCTCAATACCAAATCAGGTTGATACCGCCGAGCTGCTCCACGCGGCCGGTCATCGCCTCCACGTCCACAAGTTTCTTTGGCAGCCGCTCGTCTTCGTTCCACGCTCGGATCAGTTTCTCCAACTCCTTATCGGGAGTTGGTACGGCGAAGTCGCACCCGAAATTGTAGACCATCTGATCGAGCAGCTCCTCGTAGATGCCTTCCTTGCCGGCCACAACCTTCTTTCTCTGGTCGCCGTGAAAATTGATGCTGCCGAGGAACAGTCGCCCGTGCATCATCTTCAGCGCCCGCAACTGCTCGCGGTTCAGATTGTTGTAGGTGTCGTCAGCTTCTCGCAGCGCAAGAAAGCCGCCAGTGCCGCGGACATAGTCGAACTGAGTCTTTCTGGCGAGCGCGAACGCGATGCTGCCCTCCAGCCTTGTCTTCCATGCCAAACTTTTCAGGTTCAGCTTCCCGTTGTTTGCCCACCCCATGTCAAGCCGTCCGTTTGCATCGCTGTTTTCGAACGACCAGAAGTGGTCGCGGTAGACGCAGTCTCCGTTGACGTCCATTTTCCTGTCTCGTGCCTCCGAACGCGAATATCGTATCGGCTGACGGTCAACCTTGCGGTTGTGCGCCTCGTCCTCCTTCAAGTAGAACAGAACCGTATTCTTGTCTCCCTCAGCCCCGTGGTAGTTCGGACGATAGGCAACGACGCCCAGCTTATCCGCAATCTCGTCGAGGGTTTTCTGCTGCTGCGTGTACCAGACATCAGTTGCCGTTACCAACTTCATCGTCATCCTCTCCTTTCAAAATCATTTCCTCCGTGAATATCAGCCGGCCGCATCCGTTACAAACGAACCCGCTGCTGTTGAACCTGATCCAGTCGGTGCAACCGCACTCCGGGCAGGCTGCGAAAATCTTCATGCCGCCATCCTCCGTTCATAGTCCTTGATTTCCTCAAGCGTCAGCCACTCAGGCTTGCCGCTTTCGGGGAAGCTCCACCAAAGAGCCTTCATGTACTCGATATGGTCAGCTACGTTGCCAGCCCAAAGATACTTCGTGACTCGGTTGCCACACCCGAGGAAATACTCGCAATCCTGCCTCATGCGGTCGAGCATCTGGTATCTGAGCTGCAGGCTCCATGTCAGAACCGTGCTGACCTTATCGGCCACGGCCAT